CCTCGAAGGGATGCCCGGCGACGGCGAAACGGATTCCTACAATTCTAGGGAGCAAACGCAAATAGCTTACTTGCAATGCCTGGATCGGTGGCTAGTCCAGTTCGAGGAGCAATGCGACATGAAGCTTTTGACGCCACTGGAGATCAGAAAAAACAAAGCGTACTTCAAATTCAATACCGGGGCTATTTTGCGAACTGCACTCAAAGAAACCATCGACGCGTTTTCCGTGGCGGTGTCGTCGCGGATTATGAACCCGAACGAATGCCGATCGAAGCTCGACCTGAACCCATACGAGGGCGGCGAAGCGTTTATCAACCCGAATATCCAGCGATCGGGGGACGATCCCGAACCCGAACCCCAAGACACGCCAGAAGACAACCAAGAGGACGCGCAAGAGCAAGCCCGGAACGATCGAGCGGTCGAGCAAATGCTACGCGGGCTTATCAAAACCGAGGGCAACAACGCTATCAACGCATCGAAAAAGGCTCAGTTTGTCGCTTGGATCGGCAAAAAGTACCCGCAATGGGAGGCGAAATTGGCCGACAGTATCGAAGCGATCGGGCTCGACCGTGACCTAGCTAGGATTCACTGCCAGGAATCAACGCGAATCTTAGCAGGATTGGCAGCTAGATACGGCGGCGAATCGCTTCAAAAAGCCGTCGAAACTGAGGTTAAAACGTGGGAAAACAGACTCTTTAGCCTGAAAGGTTTGCAAGAATGATCGAAGTATTTAACGAAACCAACGAAATCCACCTATCGGGCATTGTCGGCGATGGATGGGCAGAGGATCCGATTACCAAAGACGGCGTTCTCAAGGCTCTCAAGGCTTTCGGGTCGCAAGCGGTGACGATACGGATCAACAGTCCAGGCGGCGCGGCCGATGAGGGGATCGCGATTCATAACCTCCTGAAAGACTACGCAGGGGAGGTCACAACGGTCAACGATAGCCTAGCGGCGTCGGCGGCTAGCGTCATTTTCCTTGGCGGGTCCAAGCGGCTCATGGGTGACGGATCGCGGGTAATGATCCACAGGGCGATGGGCATGGCCTTTGGCAACGCGACTGAAATTAGGAAGACGCTAGCGGCTCTGGAGAGCTACGATCAATCCTTGGTCGAAATTTACGCCGATTTTCTCGGGAAAGATCCGGTCGAAATTCTAGCCTTGATGGATGCCGAGACATGGTACAACGTCGATGAAGCGATAGCCTCCGGGCTTGCGACGGCTCGCTACGGCAAAGACAAAGACGACCGGAAGAAAAAGAAAATGGCGTCGCAATTCGATCAAGCTAAAGCGAATTTACTTCGGGCGCAAATGGCTCAGTTTTCAAAACACTTGACAAGCCCGGGCCAGTAGCCTAGATTTATTGCGTCGGCCAGAAGTGCCAACAACACTTGCAACTTATTAGCGGCAGTGACACACGGTAAAAACGATTCAGTTTCCCGTGGCAGTCATGCCGCTATCTTGGTTTAACGACTGCCACACATCCCACAAAGGGCAGTCCAGTGAAGAGTGCAGCGCAGCTACAAAAAGAGATCGAGGCTCTACAGGCCAAAGTAGGAGCGATTCAAGCAATCGCCAAGGAAGACAATCGAGAGCTTTCGACCGAAGAACAAACCGAGATCGATTCGATCGTCGGCGATGACAAGAACCCTGGCCAAATCACCAATTTGGCAGCGCAACGCGAACGAGCGATTCGGATTGAATCCGCTGTCTCGAATTCCGTTCGACAGGTCCGAGAGACTCAAGCCGACTCCGAGCCGGCCAGCAAGCCGTTCAAAATTCCAGCACAGGCAAAGGCCCACAAGCCGCTTGTAGCGTTTAAGGGCGAAGATGCCGAATTGAACGCCTACCGATCGGGCAAGTACATCCTTGCGACGATCTACAAGGATCCCAAGGCCGAGCAATGGTGCAAGGATCATGGCGTTCAAGCCGTTATGAGCGGCAGCGACGACCTTCGAGGCGGTACGCTTGTCCCGCCTGAATTCGAGAACGCGGTTATCGCGTTGTTTGAGTCCTACGGCGTGATTCCGCGATACTCCAGGCTCTACCCGATGGCCTCGGATACCCTGAGCGTACCTCGGCAGTTGTCCGACGTTACGGCGTATGCTGTCGGCGAATCCGACGAAATCACGGCCAGCGATGCGACGTTCAGCCCGGTCAATTTGGTTGCTCGCAAGTTCGGAACGCTGACCCGCGTACCAAGTGAACTTAACGACGATGCGGTTATTTCGATCGCTGAAATGCTTGCAACGTCGATCGCTCGGGCTCAAGCACTCAAAGCCGATACGGCTGGATTCTTGGGCAACGGCGAAGCAACGAATCACGGCGTCCAAGGGCTAGCAAACGTGCTAAATGCTGGGTCCGTTGTCACGGCATCGGTCGGAAACACGATGGCAACCCAGACAATCGCGGTATTCCAAGAGGCAGTCGGAAAGCTTCCTGATTTCCCTGGAATCAATCCGGTTTGGTTTTGTCACAAGGCAATTTGGAGCAACGTCCTTGGGCGTTTGCAATTGGCCTCCGGCGGCAACAATAAAGACGACCTTGGCAATGGTCCGGTGGTTCAATTTCTCGGCTACCCGGTTGTGTTTGTCAACGTGATGCCCAAGACGATTACCGGATCCTCGAAATTCGCACACTTCGGCGATTTGGGCATGTCGGCAACGCTTGGGATGCGTCGTCGGCTGTCGATTGCTGCGGATGCTTCGCGGTACTTCGAGCTTGACCAGATCGCCTACCGATCGACCATGCGATGGGACTGGAATTGCCACGAACGCGGAACGGCTAGCGAAGCCGGACCGATCCTGACCATCGTTGCAGCAGCCTAATTCACAACCAACAAAGAAAGCACAGGTGACATTTTGAACGACTTGCAACATTGCAAATTTGTTTCGGCGGTTAAGCCGACGGCGATTACGGATAACGCGACGGCTACGGCTGACGTTGTTGATTGTCGAGGCTTTGACTTCGTTACGTTTGTGGTCCAGCTAGGGGCCACTGATATCGCATTGACGGCGTTGAAGGTCCAAAACTCGGCAACGAGCGGCGGCAGCTATGCCGACATTACCGGAGCTACCTTCGCAGGTGGTACTGGCCTCGGCGGGGCTACGCTTGCCTTGCCAAGTGCGACCGACGACGGCCAGACTTGCGTTTTCCAGATCGACCTTCGCGGGCTCGATCCGTTTCTGAAATTGGTTGTAACTTTTGGCGATGGATCAACGGGCGGTTTTTCCGCAGCGGTTGCAATCTTGAGCCGAGCCAAGTTCCCTCCGATTACATCTGCGGCAATTGCAGACGGTGACGTTTGCATCGTGGTTTAATGCGAGTTGAGCTACTTAAAATTTGGCAAGGTTTTCCAGTCGGTCATAGGCTGGAAGACCTTCAAGACGGCGTCGCGTTGATACTGATCGAAAGGGGCATCGCCAGTGCGATTGATACCGGAGTTAGTGACGGGGCCGACAGCGGACCCGATCACACTAAGCGAAGCGAAAAAACAGCTAGAAATCGGAATAAGTGACACCACCCACGATACGCACTTGGCAGGCTTGATTCAGGCGGCCAGAGAGCAATGGGAGCACGATACCGATTCGGCTACTTGTTTCGCTACGTACAGGATTCGGATTGCACAATGGACCGATGGCGTCGAGCTACCTAAAAGCCCGATTCACTCGATCACCTCAATTCAATATTACGATGGGGCCAACACGCTCCAAACCTATCCGGCGAATCAATACCAGCTACACGTTGACGCGGTGAGGCTTGCTTATTTGCAAGTCTTGCCCGGGACAGTGGCAAGGTGGGACGCCTGGACCATAACCTATAAAGTCGGCTATTCCGAAGACGGTTCAAAAGTGCCAGCGATCGCCAAAAACGCAATGCTGATGTTGGTCGCTCATTACTTTGAAAATCGCGATATGCTGATGGCCGAATCAATGCAGACGATGAAGCCTTACGAGGCCTTGGTTCTTCGATACATGCGGAGTAGCTACCCGTGAGGCCAAAGAATCAACGCACTGGAGCACTGCGCCACCGATGCACAATTCAACAGACGACAGAGACGCAAGACGCAAGCGGGCAGCCTATCGTTTCGTGGACCTCCTACGTTGTCGACGAGCCTTGCCAATTCACGCCGACGGCTGGCATTGAATCGATGCGCGGCCGACAACTTGAGGCAGGGACAAGGGCGGTTTTTCGAGTTCGATATCGATCAGGCTACACGGTTCAGATGCGGATTGTCTACCAAGGCGAAACCTACGGAATCACGGCGGTAAACATGGTCGACGGCTTGCGAAACTACATCGATATAATCTGCGCGGCGGTGTTGCCATGAGTACTTCAATCGAAATAAACGAGGATCTTATCAGGCAGATCGGCCAAATCCCATTGATGCTTCGCAATGCTCCGTTCGGTCGATGCTTGGGTGCGTTTGCCAAGCCTGTTGCAGCGGCTTGCGAGGGTCACGCTCAATCCTCAAGGGCTACCGGGTCGCGTAAGAAATGGTCCAAGAAATTCAAGAATAACGCAGCGTTTCAAAACGATTCGCGAAAGCATTTTTCGCACAAGGTTTTCAAGGGCGGTATCGGCGTTGTCATTGGAGCGACCTGGAAAGAGGGCAATAAGCAACAGTTTGTGATGCCTTACAAAAAGGGCGAAAGCTACACGCGATACCATTGGGGCGAGCCCGGATCGCCTGTGATTTATACGGGCCGTTCTGGACGGCAGTACACTCGAATCAACCGATCGAAAGCGACCGTTGCGACATTCCCTAAAGAGCAACGCGCACCCATGCGGGCATACCGCCAGACCTCCGGGACTGCGGAAGCGGCTTTCGTCAATCAACTTCAAAAGGAAGTAAAGGAGCTACGAATTGGCTAGAAATCTACAACTCACATCCAAGGTAACCATTGCATCTAGCGGAACCGTTTCAAGTTCATTCACGCTCGAAGGTGGTCGGACGGTGCTTGCAATCAGAACGCCAACAGCGTTGACAGGGACGACGTTCACCTTTCAAGCTTCCGACGATGCAAACAACTTTTACGCACTTTACAACGGATCGAACGAGTACAGCGTAACCGTTGCTGCATCGCGATTCATCGCACTAAATACCGAAGTGATGGCCGGCGTGCGATACCTGAAGGTGGTTAGCAATTCGGCTGAGGCGGCATCGCGGGACA